GTTAGTCATGTTTTGATTAACGCCAGTTGAAGATGTAACAGGCGCAGTTCCAATACCCATAGTCATTGACGCATCTCCGCGTATTTTAAGCATAGAAGTTGTAACCAAGATAGCAGCCTCTTTAATTGCTGGTGGTAATGCAGAGATAGAAACTCCTGCTGTGTGACTATACACCAAAGGAGCAGTCAAAGGAACTGTCGTTGAACCGAATACATAAGTGTCGGCTACTACAACATTCTCAGAATACATACCATCATAAATCTTCATGTGCAATCCATCAACAATACCAGTTCCGTCTGTAACAGTTAGCGTTGATTGAGTTGCTGTCGCTGAGGCGATAAGCGTATTAGCATATCCATTTACATAAGTGTATTTGATATAAACTTGTTGCCCTGATGTAGTTGGGAAGCCGAACTGCAAAGGACCTTGACTTGTAATGCTTGTTGAAAGATTGGCATAAGGATAAAGAATTTGCTGGTCTTCAATCCACGCGCTCGCGATGTTAGTAGCGGTAATAAGATTAGTTGAAGGATTGCCGTATTGAAGTGCAGTCAAAGCGATTACTGGATTATAGCGAGGGTGAAACTTGATATACCCGTCAGGGCTAATGCGTGTGCGTTGTGACTCTGTTTCTGTGGTTGCGCCTAATACTTGGTTGCAGTATGTATCAATCCAACTAGATGCACGAGCAATAACATTAACCAACTCGCTGTTCTGAACATCAGGGTCGCTAGAGTTGAATACTAGATTATCAATGTCAATAGATGTCGGTGCGTTACGGTATTCATCAGCAGTTAAATAAGATGCTGTTAATCCGTGAGTGTTGGGGTTGATTGATTCAGCCACTTGACCCGTCCATTTCTATGCGCTCGTTCAAATGACCGCATCTAGAACATTTAGCAAACCATGAACCGAACCCACATTCAATGCAGGTAAATCCTAATTTCGGGTCGCTTGCTCCCTGTAAACTCGCCTGTCCTAGTCCTTCATCTTTCATTTGTTTTGCGTGCTTAGGATTATCAACATTGATTAACCCTGAGCGGTCTGCCTTGTAAAGTTTCGTTCCGCGTTCTGTTTTAACAGCAATCTCTTTTAATCCTGTTGGTGGAATCATCTTTGGCATTTGGTTTCCTTCCGTAGCCTTACCTAAGAGGGGCGAGTTTTTTTAGACTCACCCCTCTGTCGGCTATTTATTTACTGTGGTGTCTGCTCTGGAGTAATCATCACAGCAGTAGTCACATCATCTCGACCATGACTCTGTGCTGGTTGATTACAACCGCATTCAAGACACATTATGCGTTTTGGATTCCTGATACTGCGCCGTTCCATGCTGGAGCGTAGCAGAAGAAGGTTCCACGGAAGTATGTGCTGAAATCGTATGAGAACTGAACTACTGGCCATTGAATACCCATGTAGTCCTGAACATTGATAGCAGCCCAAACATCAGAAACCTCTGTGTCAGGGATTGGAAGTGTGTAAGAAAGAACTGGTGAGATACCTTGCTGCAACCATGGGTGAACAGTCAAAGGAACCATCTTACCTGTGATTTCGTTGTTAAGCGCACCAATAGTTGCACCACCAACATAATCTCCAGTTTCTGTCTGTGTTAGATTCAAACGATAGTTGGCTGTTGAGCCGTTCTTGATTGAGTCTGACAACTGCTTGCGGTCTGCACCATTGATAAGAATCTCATCAGGGTCGCCCTTAACAGAGTTGTAGAGATTGTAGAAAACATTCTGGTATTCAACACCAGGATTTGATGTTGAGAATGTTGTGTTGATTACATTGTTGTAACCTGAGTTAGCACCTGTGACTGTTGGGATAATTCCGTCATAGCCAGTTGCGTATGCAGATGTATCTGCGTTAGCGCGTGATGCAGCAGCACCAGTTGTTGTAAGAGCGAAGTTGTTGCCGAGCAAGCCGACTGTTCCTGCGCCTTGAATAACTGCTGATGTGCCTTGTGCTACACCTTGGAATGTGCAGTTTGCTGTGCCTGTTGCAGTTCCAACATAGATGTTGTAACCGATAGCACCTGTAACTGCTGTCCATGCGATATTAAGAACATCACCTGAAGCAACTGCTGTTGATTGAACAGTTGAAACGATTGACTCACCGAAACCGCTGCCTGAAATACCTGCGTTAGCAGTTACATAGACATAGTAGGTTGCAGCAGCGAGTGCTGTCTGTGAACCTGAAGCGACTGGTGAAGTTAGAGTTACTGTTGCTGGTGCAGAAAGTGCGCCTGAGTAACCTGATGCTGTTCCGCGTGCGTATAGCATCATGCGTTCTTCCATCAACATTGTTGCGTATAGCGTAGATGTTGATGATAGTTGGCGAAGGTCTTCATAACCCATACCTGAGAAGTTAGCATCGAATGATACTTGGTCAGATAGTGAGTAGGAGTTGTAAGGCAGAACGAGGTCGTCTGCTGTGTAAGAAATCTGTGGACCGCGCTCTAGGTAGAAAGCATTTGCTGCTCCCGGAGCGAAGTTGTTCTGAGTTGTCTCAGTGATTCCCGGCCAAATGTTTCCTTGACCACCAGTACCTGTACCAGTGTATCCAAGGATACGCTTTACGCGGTGTGATGTACCAACACCCTTCTTGCGAGGGATGCGGTTACGGAGTGGAGTTGGGCGAGGTGTTAGCAACTTTGCTGGTGCTTCAAGGTCGAAGGCAGCGAAAGATGTGCTAAGAGGTGTAGTTAGAGTGATTTCCTTATTGATATCACCCATTGCGCCACGCTGAGTCGCGAGTGCCTGTGTAAGTGAAGCAAGTGCTTCAGGAGCGAGTGACTTATTAGCAGCGAGAGATTCTAGTTGAGCAACAGGATTTCCTGTGCCGAACTTTACTCCGTTGCCAGATTCCATCTGTGATAACACAGAAGGGTCTGCTGATGCTCCGTTAATTGACTTGTTCAACTCACCAAGGTATTCCTCATGACGAGCAGCAGCAGCAGCAGGATTGGACTCGTTATACAAGTCGCGTGCTTTTACTTCTTTCATCTATTGATTCTCCTGTAAAGAGTTAGTTTGACTCTGCTTCAGCGACACCTGCTTTGGCTAAAAAATCTTTAGCCATTTGGCGGTATCCCTTCGCAAGGTCATGGTCGGTTGTTGCAGAAGACTTCGCGAAATAAAGTTCCGCTTGGGCTAATGCTTCATTTGGCTTATTGCTACCTGTCGCTATGGTTGCCCTTTTCGGACCGCCACCTATTGCGAGAGATTTTGCCGTTGCTAATTCAGTTTCTAGCGATGCTGCTTTGTTCTCTACTGCCTCTTTTGCAGATTTCAACTCAGCGACTTCGGCTTCAACCGACTTCATAGCACTCTTTACGGCTTTCTCAACGATATCAACTAAGTTAATATCAGCGAGCAGGGATTTCTCTGAAGACACTTTATCTTCAGAATCTTCGTGTTCTTCGGGATTGATTCCCGGAATGATTGGCTCATCAACTGTGGTGTCAGGAATAATCTCTGTCAAGGTTGATTTTGCAACTTCTTCTTCTTCAGTTGGCACAACTTCTTTCGCTTCACCAAGTTCATGCTCGGCTCCGCTTCCTGCTGGACCTTCTGCGGATTCTTCTTCGGCTGATTCGCCATACTGCTTTTCTTCGCTAGGAAGTTCATAGCCGTATTCTTTGCACATCATAGTAACTTCATCTAGTGCTTCTTTAGCAGCAGCGTAGCGCGACATCATTTCTTCTGATGAAGGAATTGACTTGGCTTCGCCGTTCATAGGCATACTAGGCATACCAATGCTGTCTTCTTTCTCGGTTTCGTTGGTAGTTTCCATCAGTTCCTCGACTTTCGTTAATGATTTTTCACCATTGATAGATTTAGCCAAAACTAATTGGCAGTTGGGGTTGGCTGGTCTATCAACAAGACTGACTTCAACAATCTGTCCGTCAATGATACGACCATTCGCTGCTTTCTTGTCCATGACAACACGCGGAGATTTAATTCCGATGCTGAACCCACGCAATACGCGGTTTTGAACTTTCTTAACTGATACTGGGTCTACAACTAATGCGCTGATGTAGTGACCATCAACCTTCGCTTCGTATTCCTTAGCAACGCCAGCAGCGATATTGCTGTGCTGTTCGCGGATATTTCCACCACTCATGAACCAATCAGGCATTGCTTTTGCTAGCCATACTGGGTCACAGATTTGTTGGTCAATATCTAGCGCATCATCAGTTGCTTTGCCGTAGACAGTAAGAGTGCCGTCACCATTATCGTCATACTTTAGAATGTCTGCATAGACATTAGTTGAATCAGCCATTTGTTTCCTATTCTTCTTCTTCTAGCCAAGCCCACAATCCAGTATCCACGACATAAGGTGCTATGTCGCACATACAGTTCGGGTGAACTGGTGGGTCGCCATTTATCCATTCTTCATCTATGTCAATCGGTGATTGCTCATAGTTTTCTTGACATTCATCGCAAGGGTCTGCGACCAGCCATTGAACTTTCTCAACACCTGAGTCTGCGTATAAATCCCTGCTAGCCTGAACAACTGCTGAACTCATTTCTGTTCCAGCAATCATTAATGCTCTAGCATCATCACCTAAGATATATGCTAAATCCTCTGCTATCGCTCGCCTCGTGGAACCCCTCATTAAGCCCTCAGCGAGTGCTGTGCCGATTCTATTTAGCGTAGTGGTGGACAGGTCTTGAATCTTAACTGAGCGACCTTCTAGGAGTCGTTTAAGCCCGTTTGGTGGATTGACTAAATTAGCAGCAGCACGATTTCCGGGACGCCAGTTCTTCCAGTCCATCTTCAAAGCATCAGATAAATCTTTCTTGCTGGGAGCAGCCTTGCGAAGCCCGATAGCACGAGCAATCTCGTATGTGGAGATGTCTGTGCCTAGAGTCCAGCCATCTGCATACAGCCTTGCGAGCGCAGAGTTGAGTCGCTCCGTATCAAGTTTCTTGACATGAACTTTCGCCCAATCCCTCGCTAATTGATTAGATACCTCAACGCGATTGTTCTCGTCAATACTATCTATCGGGTCACGCAGGGAATACCAGTCATCAAGGATTTCATCTACTGAAAAGACTTCTTCCATTCCGCGCTTGATAGAACGCGCATGACGGATAGTCAATGCTGCGTGCAGTCGCTTGCGGTTCGGTTTCACTAGAGTCCTAAATACCTTTCAGCGTACCAACGAGCAGAATCAAGGTCACCAATGCCAGCGTATTTATTTAACACTTCCGCGTAGTCTTCTTCTACTGCTTCAAAGTTAAACTTGCGCTTCATGTTGCCCTTGCGAATCCACTTTAAGAAAGCCTTGATTTCTTTTACGGCTTTATCTGTTTCATCTTCAGAAGCAACTTCAGTTGGCTCTTTTTCTTCTTCTTCGGCTTCTTCCTTTTCAGGTTTGCCTGTTTCTGTTACGGCTTCATCACCAATACCTAGTTGGTCTGTGACTGGCGTAGCATCACCGCCTGATAGAGCAGAAGCATTAGAAGCCTGATAAGCATCAATGATTCCGTCAGGTGATAAGAAATACAATCCGCTTGATGAGTGAAGCATAGGCATATCAGCCTGTGGTGTATCTAGTAATGGCAAGCCCATATCGCTACGCGCTTCATTTACAGTTCTTCCACCATTCTTCAACTCAATATCAACTCGTCGGGCTTCTGCCTCTGTGTCAATCTTTGATTGGAATAGAATCTTGAACTCTAGTTCGCGTGGCATACCTAGATACATGTAAGACAGATTAGTTAATTGGCTGCTAACCCATTGAGCAAGGGGAGCAATACCGATTGCTTCGCCTGACATGGTTTCGCCTTCTTGTAATCCGCTTGCGCCGAGAGAACCTGAACCGCTAAATCCAATTTCACTAGGAAGCACACCGAAGTGACCGCAAATTGATGTTATCAAATAGTTATCAAGTGTGTCCTTGAACTTCTCGCCATATCCATCAAATTGAATTGGCTTGAAGCCAGCAGGAAGAATACGCACACGCATACGCTGAGCAGTCTGTCCAGCCAAATCATCATTATAGATATTCTCGTAAGCGCGGATAAGGTCAGGATTGTTACCGAAATTGGCATCAGTTTCCATCATCAACTCAGGTGTCACGCCATCTGTGTATTCCTTGCGAATCCAGTCTTGACGGCGTAGGTAGATATCCGCTAGTGGAAGTGCGCGTTCAACTGGGCTGAAACCATAGACAGTCCATGTCCGTCGGTTCTTAACAAGATAAGTAAGTTCATCAGAAGTAAATGAGCCATCTGCATCTTCTGCATCATTAGTAGCCATGAACTCTGAACGAGGGAAGCCATAAAGGATTTGTTGGAACGCAGGGTTCGGTGCCATTGGGCGCATACCTCTGTCGTCAATCAATGGCTTAATAGTTGAGCCATCAAGCAACTGGAATCCGTATAAATCTCCACCGACAGATTTCTGTGGCCATATCGCAACAGCATCTAATACTAAATTGTCTTCAAGGAACAGATTAAGCCAGTCAGCCCATGTATATCCGTTAGCGCGGTCAGGTTGTTCCCAGAAAGCGCGGAGTCTAGCGATGTCCTCTGTGTATTTCTCACGAGCATCAGCCATTGCGCGTACATGGTCTTTACCTGATTCAGCAGCAATACGCTCTGAAGCATCATCTGATAAAACGATATCCCAATTCATTGAAGTTATCTTGTTCTTAACAACTTCTAAGCAACGGCGGATAATGTCTACTTGGTCTGCGGTTGAACGCAGAGTAGTGAAAGGAACGAGTTTAGTCGGAGTGATGTTGATGTTCTGCGCGACTTGATACTCATAGCGTCGTGGGTCAGCGCGTCCATCAGGACGAGGTGGATTGATGTTTCCCGGAATGAGTGGATTGCCGGGATTGAATGGCACATTTGGCCAAGTAGGATTACGCGGAAGCGAAACCGATTGACCATACTGCTGATTCATAATGCCCGAACGGGCAACCATTTCGCTTTCAGTCAGAGTAACAGAACCAGCAGGAAGGCGAGGTGCCTTCTCTAGTTCTGCTGCTACTTTCTTAGCGAATCTATCTAATAGACCCACAGGCTTAGCCCCCTTAGCCTTGTACTACTACACGATATTGATTTGAAGTTGGTGCAATAGAGAATAGAAGTGTAACAGCAGATGTGCTTGTGTGCTGAACATCGCAGATAACTTCTGCGTATGGCGCGGAGTTGTCATAGACAGTAACCTGAACATCTTTAGTGTTAAGGCTGTGAGTGATTGTATAAGAAGTCGCTGAGCCGTCACCGACATTTGCTGCATACTTCTTTACAACTACGGCAGAGTCAATATCAAATCCGCTCGCCCCAACAGTCAATCCACCGCCCGATACAACAACTCCTGAGAAGTTTGAACCGACGAGTTGAACACCATTGCTTGCTGTATAAGTGCCAGCACCAGAGAACTGTTGCCAGACGATAGGGTCTGTTCCAACAGTAGTTACTTCATCAATTTGAACCCAACCTGTATTGGCAAGAGTTGAACCAGCATCAACGAATGTGAAGTCACCGCCAGCGATTTCAACTGATGAGTCAAAGTCTGTTGCGCGAGTAAGCACCCAGTTAGTTGAACCACTACCAACAGTAGTAAGGGTATAGATACCGTTTTGTGATGTAGTTGTTTGGTTCTTAACAAGGATGCGGTCATTGAGTGAAGGGCTTACACCATCTGTGCTGAATGCTGCTTGTGTGCCAGCGTTAGTAAGAGTTGCGCCTACGCCTGAAGTTCCGTTGCTGTAAGTAGCGTTGAGGTTTGCTGTTGTCGCAGCATAAGAAGCAGCATGAATGTTTAATCCTTGTGCTACATCATCAACATACTGCTTAGTCGCTGCATCTGCCGCTGACACAGGAGTAGCGAGGTTTGTAATCTTGTAGTTAGAGAAAGATACATCTGCTGTTGGCACAGCGAGTGCAGATAAATTGATTGCTGCGTGTGCTGCGTTATCGTGAGCAGGAGTTCCGTGTGTGTGGTCGGCTCTTGCTACATCAATAGAACTTCCGTTAGCACTTGATGCGCCGAAAGTAGTTTGTGATGTAACGGCACCGAAGTCAGGCATCTCGTGGACATGGTCTTCACGCGCAGGTGCTAGTCCAGTTCCTACTGCGCCAGTTGCGCCGATAGGTAATGCTTGTGGTGTAGTTCCAGTAAGTGCAGGTGTTCCGTGAGTATGGTCAGCGCGAGCGAAGTTAGTTGATGAGCCGTTGCCTGATGAAGCACCATAAGAAGTCTGTGCTGTGACAGTACCGAAATTATTTACTTGTGTCCAAGTTGAGCCATCATCAAAGTAAAGTAGGTAGTTATCAGTTGCGTAGTAAAGGCGACCTGCTGTTCCTGCTGCTGGTCTTCCTGCGAGTGTGCCGTATAGAACTTCTGACTCTGCCTGAGTTGATTCCCAGCCAGTTCCGTTATAGAAATAAAGTTCATTGTCGCCTGTGTTGTAGTAAATCTGTCCAGCGACAGGAGAAGATGGCGCAGTAGCCAAGTTCTGAATTACGCCGTTCTGTAATTCGTTCTTATTTAAGTCAATGCTGACTAGAAATTTGCGACTCATTTATTCTCCTAGATTACATAAGCAGTGCCGGTGAACGCTGCTGTGAAGGTGATTATCATTTGGTTCTTACTTGGATAACTGAATGTGCCTTCACATTGAGTACCTGCTGAATCTAAAACTACTGCTGTTGGTTCTGCATTTAGATTGTGATTGATTGTCCATACGCTTGCTGCGACTGCTTGTGTGTGAACATAGAATACATCGCCAGTATCAAAAGTTCCGGGAGCACCTTGTGGTCCGGGAGCGGTGATAGTGACATTAGGGATTACGGGTTCAACTACTATGTTAGGTATAACTGGTTGGACAATGATTACTTCATCGCTCATGTTCTTGTCACCTGTGGGCTTACCTCAATAGTTCCTTGGACTAATCTAGTCACAATGCCAGTCTGTGTAATCTCTAAATCATAAGCATACTTGCCATTGACGATAGTTGTTGTCTGTGCTGCTGTTGCGCGACAAGCAATCAATCCAGTAAGCGGAGTGATAGTAATACCGCCACCTGCTGCTGATGTCAATGTAAGCACAGCAGTCTTAGCAAGAGGGGAAGTTCTAACTTGAAGTGCAGCCGTAGCACCAGTCAAATTGACAGGAGTTCCTGCTGGTTGCTCATAAGTGAAATTGATATACCAGTCAGCACCTTGGTCAATCGTGGTGTTGTAGGTTACAGCCATTTAGACTCCTAGTGGTTCGTGACAATACTGACAATTCTTTGCGCTTCTAAGGTTAGGCATTTGGCAAGCACCGCATACTTTAGATATCGCAGCAAGACTTGCGTGAGCAATTGCATTATCTTTCAGTTCCGTCAATGCCCATACTAGCGCATCTAATCTATCGGGGCTATCACTTGAATCAGGTGTCCACATAACCATTTGGTCTTCTAATTGTGGAAACGCTCCGACATGATGAACTCTGTATTGCTCATAGAGTGCTGATATCGGTTCTGCTCTAACTCTTTTGCCTCGCGTTGCGTGAACTTTAGTGACTGGGATATTTCTATCTACCTGTTGTAATACCATAATGACCATGTCGCCACCATTGTTTGTTTCAGCGATAATGCGGTCGGCTTTCCATTTCCTAAATGCTTCGACTGCTGCTTTGCCCCATTCGTTTGGAGTAGAGCGTAGAGTGTCATCAGAGAGGACATAGAACTGTCCGTCTGCGCTGGCACCTGCTGTGACGATTCCTGTTTCATCTGAGTCTTCTCCGCTAGTTACTGCTGGGTCAATAGCAACTACTATGCGGTACAGAGGTGGGAGTTGGTCAGGACGGATACGAGTATCTTCAATCCATTGACGAGTCCACAATGCGCCTTCGGCAGCATCAAGTAGTTCGCCGTATAACTCTTGCCTTCCTGTGCGCGTTCCCTCATAACGCGCTCGCAACTCAATGAGTGCGGTCTGCGATAAGTTCCTTGAATTATCAAAGGTGCTTCCACGCGTTACATGAACTGACCCGTCAGTACGGGTAGTCCAGTCGCGTAACAGTTTAATCGGCTTCGGGGTAGTAGTAACTACAACTCTAGGTCGCTCACCGATACGAAGTGCAGGTGCTAAACCCTCTGTCCATGTTTCATACGGGTATTGCCACATTGCTAACTCGTCTAGCCATGCGCCTGAAAGATTAAGACCACGACCAGCATCAGGTGAGTCTGCACCAAAGGTATGAACCTTTTGCCCATCTTTGAAGATTACTTTGTGACTGGACTTGTTATAGATGTAGTCCTTGTCGTTTTCTAATCCTCTATGCTCTAATGCTTTAATGAAACCCGATGGTCCTTCAACGCAGATGTTCTTAGCATCACCGAATGTCGGTGCGATAATCGCCCATTGAGTAGGCGCACCATCAGGTGCTGTTGGATTATCTAATACTTGACGAGCAAGCCATTCCGCACCAGTTCTAGTCTTACCCCAGCCACGCCCTGACAGGATTAACCATACATTCCAGTTTCCGTCAGGCTCTTGCTGTTCAGGTCTACCGATATACCACCATGGTTTGCGGTGTAACTCATAGACTAATTCTTCAGGCTGAGAGTCAAGCCAACTCTGTTGTTCCGCTTTCGGTTTCTGTTGTATCAGTTCCCGTATTGATAAGCCCATTATCTTCACCCTCATCTAAGAATGCTAAGACTGCCTTCTTCGCTTCTTCTAATGTTAGTGCTATCGGTTCTCCGTTAGCACCAGTAATCTCTTGACGCAGTTTATCGTTTCTGCCCCATCGCTCTCCGTGCTTGCGTTCAAGATACCAACCTGCTGCTTTCCAATCTCCGTTATCCGCTGCTTGACGGATACGCGCTATCGCAGCAACTTCCGCTTCCGCTTCTGCTCGCTCGATTGACTCCCGAAATTCCCTAAACTCTTTCTTCGCTTTCGGTTCATCTGCCATTTCAAGCCAGCGATAGTAAGTAGTTTCCCCTACTCCTGCCATCGCTGCTGCTACTTTGGCATAGTTACCTGCGCGTATAGCAAGACAAATCTTATCCGTTACTTCTTTTGTTAATTTCGTTGGTCGTGCCATTATGCCCCCAGAGTCTGAGTAGCGATAGTAACAGCATCATGATTCTTTAACACTTCAAAGCCCCAAACTGTTGGTGGCTCTTTGATTGCTTCAGCAAGGTCTTCAGGCTTCACGAATGTTGCGTGTCCTAGTAACTCATCATCAGGTCTGCCTGTAACCCAACCTTCATTAAGCACTAATGCAGTTCCAGCATCTATTGCTTCAAGGAAAGTGTATTGAGTTCCGCCCCCATCACCTGAGATGGTAGACATATCAACAGCCCATTGATACCTACTGGCGAGTACTGCTCCGCCCCATAGATTATCTGCGCTGAACTGTCCTGCGTAATACTGTTCCCAGCCTTCAGGGAGTTTATGATGAGCATACATTCTGTTACACGCACCATGAATAGTAATCTTCTTATCGCTTGATAACTTTTCGTTAGCATCGATAATGAAGTGAGTGCCTTTATCCCAGTCAATGCGTGAGAATGCTCCAGCCCATTTGATGCGCCTACTAAAGTAATTAGGATTACGCATATACGGGTGAGGTAAGTATCTAGCCTGAATACCTAACTTCGCTAGGTTCTCAACATTTATTGGGCGAATTGTAATTACATCTGTGGAGTTCTTTAGGAGTTCAGGGATATTACCCTTCAACTCGGTAGGGTCGTGGATAATTACCTTCGCGCCTACGCTGATGAGTGCTTCTGTTTCTTTATCAAACTTCTGTGTAGTTGCTGTGATGATTGAGGTCATTTCACTCGCCAGTATGCAAGCATCTAAGAGAGATAGGTTGCGATACTTGATGCCTCTGCCCCAGTCGCGTTCGTTCTTTTCGGTGCGATTACCGATTCTAAACAACCTAACATTATGACCAGCCTTGACCAGTCCATAATACAGATGCGCCGTATAGGTTGGCCAACCACCATACTTCACATCAGGTAAATAGAATAAAGCAACATTCATCGTGGTTCTCTCGCTATCGTTATTGGCTTGAAGCGAAGCGAACTGATGCCAGTATCTTTATGAACCTGTAATTTACATAAGTCTGCGAACCTAGATTGAACCCAAGTGAGTTCTTCTAAGTGCCTTTGCTCGCGTGTCTGCCCATCTTCTTGAACACATGTTCGGTTTCCGCCTTCTGCGAACCAGTTGGTCTTGAAGCAGATGTATTCAAATCTAACTACTGCGCCATACTTAACGAACGCTCTGAGTGATGAGTGAGCATCTTCACCAGTATTAGTCATACGGCGTTCAGGGTCGGTGAATATCCATTCTTTGCCGTATGAACCCATGATGGTTGCTGTGATGTAACGCAAGCCAACTGATAACTCATCTTTCAGGAAGAAGTTATTACTGTTGGGATTGACACCCCATAAGCGAGCGCCATGCTTTTCCGTTACTTCATATCCGCGTTCAACTATCTCATCAAGAGTATAGGTAATCGGCTGAATTTTCTTTTCGCCTTTTTCATACATCTCAATGACATCATCATCAAAACTAACTACGCGTTCATCATCAGCGAAGTAGTTGTGTATGTATTTGCGTTGCGTTGATATACCACGCTGACCAATAACAATGCGGTAGTTATCGCCTATCGCTTCTTTATACTTCTCGGCTTCTTCTTCATTAGCCACGAAGATATGTATTTTGTCGCGGTCTGCCTTCAACTTATCTAGCGTAGGTAGAGTCTGCGTCTTTAAGATTTCATATCGCTTGTAAGATGGAACTGCGATTTGATAACTCATTTATTGCCGACTTTGAACTCCGTATCACCTTTAACAGCAGAAGCAAGACCAACTTCGCGTGCAGTTCTTTTCTTACGCGCCTCAGCCTGTTCTACTGCGTAAGTGAAGCAATCCTTCATTCCACGCAAG